GGTTCTCCAAGCACTCCCAAAGGACGGTTGCTCCTTGAAGAATGGTCCCTCCCTGTGGAGTCGTAAACACAAAACCGAGGTTGGCCGTTGTGTTTGGCGGTATGGTTATATTGGCAAAAGTTGTTGATAGCGGACCACTAAGACCGCTTTGGTAGTTTATTACAATTCCTTGAATGACCGCAATATCCCCCGAAGTTGTGAGATTCCGTATTGACATATTTGCGAATCCATAAGCGGCAGTAGAGAATTGAGCCTGTAATTCGTAATTGACAGTTACATTCCAACGAGTCGGGAATGAAGGCGAAACAAAAGTGCTTGACGAAGGGTTCCAATAACCGGGTCGGTCGTAGTACGTCCCCGTTTCATCCTGAAACCGCATCGTTAGGTTTTGACCAAACGTCCCACTAACCGTCCCGGTACTTGCCACGAAAATCGTTGACCCCGATAAGTTCAGTATCGCTTCTCCAGCAGCGTAAGGGATGACCAGTTTCTTAAACCGCTCCGAGTTGAAGAACTCCGAGGTGTACCGATACCCCGCCTGTGCGAAGATGAGGTCCACCATCTTCTTCACATAAATGCTCGGTGTCATCTTGTAGAACGGAACCGCAAACCACCCTTGAGTAACTACGTCCGTGTAGCCGTAGGAATCCACCAAGCCGTAAACGTAACCGCTTGCACCGCTTGCCGTCCAAGTCGCAGAAACATGGGCCGAGGTCAGCGTGTGATTCATTCCGCTGACCCCTGCCGTTGTCGCAAGGAGGTTGCCCTCAATGGACTTAAACAGGCTCACATCGTCCGAGAATAGGCCCACTTCGTAGGTTACCTCGCCCCGAATTTTGGACATGGAAATCAGTTGAAGGACTCCGCTGAACACCTGCACCCCGTCCTCCCACATCGCTGCACGAATCTTCTTGTTCGGTTGAAATCCACCCACGAAGGACTGGATGTTGTAAGCATGACCAAAGCAGGCCCTGTTGGTAGGCGTGTTTGGCAGGGTTATAGTCTTACTGAACGAACCCCTCCGCTTAGTGATGTCGGCAATGTCCTCCACCGAAAAGGTCAGGGCGATGTCAATCTCGCCCATGGTGTCAAGGACGTAGGGAACCTCTGCGTTGGAATTGTTGAGAGGGTAGGCGATGAGGGTTACGCTCATAGGATGTTGTTCTTGTAGGCGACTGCAACCTCGACCTGCAACTGCGTCAGGCGGTCGTTTCTGCGAGTCGTAAATTGGTAGGTGTTGGCGTTGACAACGGCTTCGACTAACTGCCCATCCAGTTCAAGCCATACCTGCCCCGACCTGACCATCTCAATCAGCCAAGCGGATTCAGCATCCGTCAGCCAGTCCGAGTTGAGTGCGTAAACGTAGTCGAACTCACCTGCCCAAACTTTGTCGTAGGTGGTAGTCGCGTAAACGTCCGAGTTGTAGCCGAACGTCTGCCTGCTGATGTTGGCCCTCTTGCGGTTCTTGAGCGTAAAGGTGTAGGAGTCAATGCCTCCGTATTTGTTTTGAAAATGGACAGGGATGGAATTGAACCGCTGGCATTGCCCGATGACGTAGCGTTGACGAATCGTGATGTTTGCCCCCCTTGAGAAGTAAACGTCGTAGAAGTCCCCGGGATTGCCTTGGAATAGGTAATCTCCGGGGTTCCCGTCCAAGCATTGCCCCGACGTGAGGGCTTTGAGGTTCATTGGCCCGACCCCGAAGCGGATGACATTCGAACCCGATACACTCGACGCTAACACATCGAACTGCCTTGCAAAGGTCGATCCTGTTGCACTCCAGTATTGGATGTAAGCCTTCTCGACCCCGTAGTTGAACTGCCCGATGGAAAGCCATCCGTAGCCGTCCGCATAGACCGTGCGAGTCGTCGGGGTTGTTAGCATTCGATTCGTGTCGTTGACGATAGCACCGCTCGGAAAGTACAGGCCACCACTCCAAGTCGCAAGTTCTAACTGCTCCAAGTTTCCTGCAAAGGAAACATTCCCCGACACGGTGGTAACGGTTCCCGTGTAAACGACAGGCGTGTTTCCATATTCCTCCATAAAGTCAAGCCTGTACCCCGAATAATACCCGGCATGGTCCACGAAACCTGTTTGGGTCAGCGATGGCTTGGTGGGTGCAATCAGGGTTTCAACGACCTTGGCCACATCAAAGAACCCGAAGTTGGTGGTGGGCAGTTTGTCGCACTTCAACCGGGCAAGGGTGGTCCCTGCTGGGTTCTTGACATCGCAGACGTAGCGGTAGTTGGGTTGTGCAGTCAGCGAACCGCTGACCTTGAAGAGCATCTTGTTGTAAACGGGTGTAGCCACTTGGGGCGACCCTGAAAGGACGGTTGTTGCCATTTTATAGTTTGGTTGCTACGCTTATGGATTTACCAAGGGTTTCAGCGATGGTGTTCACCAAAACGTCTATCATTTCGGGGGATAGGGCGTTAGACATGAAGTTCGTGGCCCGTGTTCCTCGCTGGAATACCCAATAGGCAACCGACCTGCCATCGACCAATCCCTGCTCCTGCTTCGTCCGCATCCGCTTGAGTTTGCGTGAATAGGTCGGCACAACTGCTTTTTCCTTGTTGGCTATCCAATCAGCCATGGCTTGGGCAGGTGGGTAATTGTCTTTGTATTGGAATGGCGACCTTGGAGCCTTTACGCTTGACGTTTTGCCTCGAACCCCTTGGTCCACGTACTTCCAATAGGGGTTAGCCATGATAGCCACAACGATTTGCTTTGCGGATAGTTCGATGTCTTCGGGGGCAATGGATGCCGATAGCGTTCCCCCTGCGTTGGCGTTGGCTGCTTCAAGGTTTTTCTTCGCAAGTTCGATGACCCGTTCAATCCATTTGACCAGCACGTCATGGGTTGGCGACTTGCCTCCACCCTTGGGGCCGAGGACTGAACCAATCCCCTCCAAAGCGGTTTGGTCGATGCCTTTCATCGAACCGCTGCCGAACTTGTTTACGGACTTACCATTGGCGAGGATGATTGTTTCCATACGGGTAAATGTCCCCCGTGCTGGATAGTGTCTATCTGCGCCTTGCTCGCTCCGCCTCCATCCTCTCTGCCTCCAAAATGTCGTGAATCAGGAGGGCGTAGTTCAAGAACTCCACCGCCTTCATTGCGAAGATGGCATCGAATTTAAGAACGTCCTTGTTAGCCATCCTCCACACCACCATCAGCCATCCGTACCCTGCGAGAGGGCTTACGTCAGCCCCTCGGCCTTCGTCATCAGGTGCTTGGAATAGTCGCTCAAAACTTTCAAGTAGGATTCTGAACTTAGCAAAAAAAAACTGACAACCCCCCAAACGTCCCCGACTTTGGCGTGCTTCTTCATCAGTTCGGCTCGCTCCGCATGGGCAGCCCCGTCGTACTTTTTCGGGAAGAATCCGAATAGACCGCCCTCCCGGCAAAGGGTCGCCATGATTCGGTGAAGGTTTTGCAACAACTGCTTTTCGTCCGTGGTGTTTGCGTCCATGAGTTCAATCAACTGACCAGCAGTCAACTCATCCGTGAACACCGTCGGAATCCACCACTTGCCCCCTGCTTTGAACTTTCGCTTGTATCCCAACGCAGGCAAGGCGTTCCACTCGCTGATAATAGCCTTGTAACGCTTTAGGACGCTCTTGGCGGGCATTTCTCTCACGAACGATATATCCACCCCCTCAACGATTGCAACGACCCCTGCACGCTTGTCGTAGTCCCCGAGGACGCTGGAGAACTCAATGGCTCCGATGCGTTGGAACTGGTCGATGGTCAGGTCTTGGAGTTTCATAGTTTAACAATCCAAGAGGTATCGGTGAAGTATTGCAGGGGTTCACCGAGGCAGTCCATGACCGCCTTCAAGACTTCGGGCATATAGGAGTCGTGGCCTGCAATGTAACCGCCCGGCTTGACCTTGGGCTTCCAAGCGTTAATGTCTGCAAGGACCGAATCGTAGGAATGGTCAGCGTCAATGTAAACAAAGTCAAGGGAGCCATCGGCATACTGCTTCGATGCTTCGATGCTGGTCATCTTGACCTTGGCGATGTTGGGGTAGTTTAGGTGCATCATGTCAAACATCTGCTCGGCTGGCATCGTGCCACCGAAGTCCCACGTATCAACGCAATGCAGTTCTCCGCAATGCAGGGCAATGACCTGACTGCTCACCCCCGAAAACGAACCGACCTCCACGCACTTGTCCGTGGGCTTGAGGTACTTTTGGCAAAGGTCAATGAGGCCGTCCACCCGGTTGTTGCCCGAATGGTAGTCGATGGGCAGGAAGTACATCCGTGGGGTGTTGCGTAAAGCGTCGAGTTGTTTCATCTCTTAAACAGGGTTTTAATGTTGGTGCTTCCGTGCTTGTAATTGTTCGTTAGGTGGAACACCTTGCAATGGTCCGCAAGTTCGCCCTGCTCCGTGAACTCCAGCATCGGTTTTAGATTCAATGACCAAATCGGGAAGGACGCAAGGCTTTCCCGGTAAAGGCCGTTATTGGGAATGTATTCAAGTTCGCCCGGATTACGGGTCAGGACCTCCTTGAGCCTCTTGACGCTGAACATCCAAAAAGCGTGGTAGTTGATGAAGAACGGCAGGCTCACATAATCCTTGCCGTTGTACTGACACCACACCGAACTTGGCAGAACCTCGTTCACGTCGGGAGTGCATTCGCCTTCCTTGTCGTCGTAGGTTTCAATGCGGGTGAAGGATGGGTACAAGCCATCGGCAAACATCGAATCGAACCGCTCCGTGAAGTTGACAAAGCCTTCCTTGGGTAGCATCATGTCGTCCTCGAAGTAGGCCACCCAGTCAAAGTATTTGTAGGTTTCCTTAATGCGAGTGCGATGGACCGCAGTCAGCATCCAAGGGTGTGAGAGTTGCGTGTGAGCGTGGACCGTTACAGGTTGGTCCGCAAGTAGCCCCACGACTTCGGGGTCGTTGGTGTCCACGAAGATGTCTGCCTGCACCGGGTAGGACTTGATAGCCTCGATGACCCGGATGAGGTTTGGCAGCCTTTCGGGGTTGTGATGGTAGGCGATGTTTGCGAGTAGTTTCATATCAAAAAGTTACAACGAATTTTTCGGGCGAAGGCCAGCCGGGGTTGGAATCAAAGACCTTGGTGTCGGGTTTCTTGCCAACCCAAGTTTCTGCTCGGAATCGGTGGTCCCTTGCAGGTTCGCCCAGTTCTTTGATGTGGCTTGACTTGGCCCACCAAAAGTTACCACCGAAGTAGGGATAGCCTTCGGGGTTGTTGTGGTCCGCCATGTGAGGGAACTGCTCCTTGGTAATCCAATGGCAGCCGACTGCATCAACTCCTTCGAGCAGTTGCAGGCAGCGTTCCCAAGCGACCACGTTGAAGAACAACATGGACCTGCCCCATAGTTGTGTGGTCAAGGATGGATTCGCAGCCCCCTTCGTGTGAGCGTATAGGTACACGGCTTCCTCTTCCTGCGAGGCCCGGTACATTTCGGTAAGGGTTGCTTGTTCCCAAGCGTTGGTCCGGGTAACCACGACCTTGACTTTATCGGCCACCATCGAGCCTTCCAGCACCTCCTTGACCGCTTTGCGTTGTTCGGGTGGACCGACGATGCCGACCCTTATCTCATCCAAGATGTTGATAAGGCCATAGTTGCACACAGCCATCATGTGCTGATTGAGTATCAACTGCCAGTTGCCACCGCAGTAGATGTGGTAATAGTGAACGACTTTCATACTAATCCATCCAAACACCATCATGCGTCAAATGCCAAAAGCGATGCCTAATGACTTGAAGGATTAGGCCAAGCAGCGAGTTAGCGTAGTAAACGCCAGCCTCGCAATGCAGTTCAAATTTGTAATGTTTGTTCATTGAAGCAGCAGGGTTAGAAGGGTGAGGATGAAGAAAACGGCTGCAATACTCTTGCCGATTTCGATGATCAGGTCAAGGATGCGTTCGGCGTTCATGCCCCAAAGTTAAACAACAACATACTTCCCAGAGTTACTGACCCGTAACTTGTTGAGTGCCACATATCGCATAGCGTCGCAGGCGTGGTTGAATGAATCAATCGGGACCCCCGTGTTCTTGCCCTCCTTATCCGTCGCCCAAGTGTAGGACCGCAGTTCCTTGATCAGGTTGGTCGAGTCCTTGGTAACCTGCAATTTAAAGCGTTTGAGGATGTCTATGCCGTTCCTGACCGAATCGGGACCTTTCTCCGCCGGCTTGATGTTAAAGCCAAGTCGGTAGATTTCCTCAATGCTCTTGGGTTCGGCTGAATCCGCCACGATCTCCCAAGCCCGGGTAATGCCCAGCGACCGCAACTTGTCTGCGATGTCTTGGTTGGTCAGGCCCGTGGAGTAGAGTAGTTCTTGGATGAGCAAGCAGTCCCCTTGGCGGTAGATTGCTACGAGTGCAGTTGGGTCGTTGCTGAAGCCCCAGTCAAGCCCTAAGGCGACGAATTTGGCTCGGCTGACATCGATACCCTCCACCACCTCGAAGTCCTCGTATATCGCTCCCTGAAGCGTCCCGACCTGACCGAGGCCATAGACCTTCCACCAGTTCGCCCAATACGCAGACGTTTCGGCTTTGGTGCGGTTTAGTTCGATGTCCCGCTTGATGGTATCAGGCAGAGCCTCGTTGTCGTTGTAGGTTAGGATTATCAGTTCTGCATCCTGTTCGGGCAGGACCTCGGTATGCGCCCAGAACTCGTGAGTCGGGTTAAAGTCGATGTAGATGGCCTCGCTGGTACGAATGGCGAGTTGGTAGTAGGACTCGAAGTCGATGTTGTTCGCCTCGTTGATGTAAACGACCTGCCTCCTTGCCCCTCGGAGCCGTGCCTCGGAATCAGCCGAGAAGAACTCGATGATTGAACCGTTGGCGAAGTGATAGGTGAGCAAAGTCTTGTTCCATCGGTCTGCGACCCATCGGCCCGTCCATTGCATGACCTTGGCGAAGTCCTTGATTGCACCCCTCCGTAGGTGGGGGATGGATTCGGAAACCACCGAAATCTCGGTCTTGTTCTTGGCTGCGATGTCGATGAGGACCGCAAGGATGGCAAGGGTCTTGCCCGCACTTGTTCCGCCTTGGATGACCTTCTTCCGGGCCGTCATCCGACGGATTCGGCTGATGGCGGTCGTGTACTTAAAGTCCATCCCCAAACAGGGGTTGCTCGATGTGGACCGTGTTCTCCTGCTTGTCAACCAAGCCAAGCAGACGAGAGGCGATGTTGGCCGAGTAAACACCAGCACTTGAACCCTCCAGCATATCCTTATCGCAGGTCAGCCTTATGCGTGTAATGATTGGGGAGAATGTCTTGTGAAAGTCCGTAGTCCCCTTCCTGTAATCCGAAAGGTCATAGCAAGCCCCGTTCTCTGCAAGCCATCCTTCAAAGCCACGAAAGGTAATCGGACGCTCTTTGTCCCGGTAAACCATGACCCCATCCTTGCCGACATAGTCCTGCACCCGGTAAGGGTTGGCCTTGTTCTCGGCTCGGTACTGCTCAAACGCAGCCCATAGTTCTTCGGGGGTATTCCAAATCGGGGGTCGGCCTGCCATTAGTATTCGATTTTGTCTATCAGTTCGTCAATCTTGTCCACTATCTTCATCTTCACGGCAAATGCATTCGGTGAGTTAGAATCATCCACCGCTCCGATGCAGTCGCACAGGGTCGTAATGACCATCATGAGCGAGTCCATCCGAGCCTGCACTTGGGCTTCGTCATCCTTCGCCTTCAAGTTCCCCAAGTTCTCGGAGTTTATTTCTTGACCATGAGAGAGCCGACTTGCCACCCCAAAGGAGGTAGGAGATGTAACCGCAGTCCGAGGTGTCGTCTGCGTTGTCGTAGTAGGTTTCTGCACGGGACAGGTAGGAGTGCATCCGCTTGATGGTTTCGACCGAGATGGCTTCCCCGTTGGCTAACTGCTGCGCCCGGACCTTGCCTGTTTGGGTAGCACACTTGTTCCCGTTCCGCTCGTTGAGTTCTATCCCTCGCTTGGCATTCGACCGAATCTCTTGGCCGTAATCGGAGTACGACTCGAACTGCTGCCTCTTGTGATTCTCCCACGTTGAGCCACAAACGGCAAGCCGTTGAGCCGTATCGGGAAACTCCGTGGTCGTTGAGTTGTTGGACATACAACGACCAATGAAGCCTTCTTTGCTTTCGTTATTGTTCGGGATTGGCAGGGGCATTCAGGGAGTGGGTTATGGTGTTTTGGTTGGCTTCGGCAAACAAGTCCGCTTGTAGGTAAATGTATTGGAGAGCCGATTTTACGCAGTCCGCACACCACCAATTTGTGGGCGGTCGTCCATGAGCGGTCAGGATGGCTTGCAGTTCTCCAACGGCATCGGGTGGTAGTCGCATCGTCAGGGAAGCGATGTACTGGTCCCAGTACTTGCGATGCTTTTGGGCCACGATGAATTGGTCGTTGGTCATTTGAAGGTCCATTCCCGAATGATTATTGCGGTGGCAGATGAGGCGAGGCCGAGGATAGGAGCCAAGTACCATTGGCAGGTCGGCAGGGTCAGCAAGACCCCAAGCCAAAACCCGAAGCAGGTCATGCACGAAAACGGCTTCCGCTTGGCGAATGGCAAAGCGTAGAACCATCCCGGCAGGACCCTGAACTCCACGACTGCAAGGGTCGCTAAGGCACTAATCAGGATTGGAAAAACCAGTATATCCATTTGCTTCGATTGCGGTTTTGATTTTGGCCTTGGCCTGTTCGATTGAGTAGATGATGGAGCGGTACGGGATGCCCGTTTCCCGGGACATGGCCTTCATATTGCCCGTCTGCATAAGAAGGTTCAGCAGTTCTTTGTCGTACGGGAAGGCCCCATCCTTGGCCCACGAATCCATCTCTTGCTTGGCGATGGCCCAAAGGTCGTCGAGCAGGGAGTCGTAGTCCTTGCTTAGTTCTTGGGTTTCGGGGTCAACCTCGACCCGCTCGTCGTGATGACGGTACTTCTTGGCGAATTGATTATTGTTGCCCCGGTACAGGTTCATGATGAGCCGAACGATGTAAAAACGCAGGTAGCCTTGGACCTGCATCTTGGTAATCTTGTCGGGGTCTTTTTCGAGCAGAATCAGGACGACCTCTTGCTCAAGGTCCTT